GAATACCCTTCGCCCATCATCAAATTCATATTGCTTAACTGGGGCACTCAATTCTGGATCAATTTTGTATGCTAACTCAGACCAATTATATTGCGATTCTTTTTGTTCCATTATATTACCTGCACTGGTGGCAAAAATTTAGGCGCTCTGTGTTGTGGATCAGGTACTTTACCCGCGAGAACTAATTCTCCTGTAGTTGGATCAAAACTAAATGTCTGTTCAACGCTCGGTCTAGTATCTACAATTGAATCCCATGCTTCTGTAGCGGAATCCCAATCTCCCACCCAGTTATCCCAAACGACTTTATCGGGACTTAGGTCTAAAGTGCCAGTAGGAACTATAGCGAAGGAATCCCTAAATACATAAGGAACAAATAACGTAGTACTCATTGACGCGGAAGGAACATAAGTCAACCGCATAATATCTACATCTGGCGTGGCTCCCGTTATCGTTAATGTATTAACGCCGGGAAGAACATTCTCTCCAATAGTTATAGTTGGAGTGGCGAATGTACTTGGAGGGTCATTCCAAGAAGTTGTTCCAGTAGACCAGTTTCCAGAATAGGAATTCCACTCGTAAGATTTATAAATCTCCATCGTGGCTGTCGCTGGAGAATGAGTGCTACCAACAGCAACCGAAGGATCAAATCCTTGCTCCCAATAATCCGTGGCTGATGCCCAATCACCGCCATAACTTGCCCAAGTATTGAGAGATATATTGCTTTTTATGGAAGCAGTCGTAGGCGTAAAGATATAATCTGTGCCAAATGATGGAACAGAAGTGGAAAATGTTACAGTTCCCTGTGAAATTGTTATAGCAGTGCCAACAGAAACGGAAGGAACATTAATATTTGGAGATGCCCAAGTTCCTCCAGCATCATCCCAAGTACCCGAAACTAAATTCCAAGCATATGTTGTTACAAATGTAGCATCTGCTTTAGCAGGAACTGCACTTTGCCCAGCGCTTCTTATTGGAATAGAACCAGTTAAAGTTAAATCGGCCTTTGCAGGAAATTCTGCCTCACCTTCCCATGACTCTGTATTGGAGTTCCAATCACCTCCAGCATTAAACCAGTCACGCGCCATTTAGAAATTCCTCTCAGCAAGTTTTGATTGTCATCAAAGGCTCTGAAGCAGACAACCATTCATCTTCATATTCTGTACCGTCATGTTGATCAAGAACAATGTTGCCAGAAATACTTATTCTGGGTTCATACGACATATTCGGCTCGACATAATGTTCTAAATAAGATGGGAAAATAATAAACTCTCCCTCGATAGCAGGAACAATAATGTTCTCTTTTGTTTTAGGATCATCTGAATTTTTAAGCAAGTGATGTTCATGCGTCATCTTTCTCATAACCCTTGGATCAACTATTACTAGATTTCCACTATCTCTAGGAACTTTTATGTAATAGATAAAACTAAAATTTACACCTGCATGAATATGTTGTTTGTTAGCATCTTTTGGTCTATTTACATTGGGCCACATGTTGCATATTTCAACATGCAAGTCCTCTCTAAAGTTATACCTATTTAAAATAAACCCTAGATTCTCAGCCCAGAAATCAATTACCCACCTGAAGTCCTCATGATTCAATAGAGCGTAACTTCCTTTCCACCCCTCAAAAGACGAGACAGATTCTTGTGTGCTCTCCATAGATAATATAATACGAGCCAATTTCTCATTATCTATACCATTGGCTTGAATAGTAAAAATCTCAGTAGGAAAAATACTATGTATTTGCAACTGCTCGGATATCCTTCTAGTAGGCATTTTTATTCATCTACATATTCCAACCACGTGGTCAAAATATATTTAGTTTCTTTCAATGGCGGATTCCCCCTATGAGGATGAGTCCACCCAGCAGGAAATAAAACCAATTTACCTTCTATAGGAGAAACCCTTATACGCTGATATAGAAATTCTGTTTCTCCTCCATCTTCTATAGTATTCAAATATAATGAAGCAACTAACATTCTGCGACAGGTAAGAAAATTAGCACTATCGCAGTGCCATACATGAAACCCTTGGGATGGTTCTGTTTTTTGTACCCTAACATACGGAGACATTTTATGCCTCATCAATGTGGATAAAATTCCATATTCCTTCGCATAGACATCATAACATTTCCACATTGTTTCTGAAAACTCTTTCAACAATGGACTGTCAGCACCTAGTATAGCCGACCCTGCTTCTTCAAAAGGTAAATCATCACTGTCATCACCACCCATAAAGTATGTAGAATCATCTTTATATATTTTAGAAGAGCCCTCAGATTCTTCTCTCGTCCAAATCTTTCCTCTTCCTTCAGATTGAATTTCTTTTACAAATTCAAACCTTTGGATAATTCTTTCGCAATACTCTTTGCTGGCAGCATTTGCAAAAATACCTATAAAATTATTCACTACTTGAATGGCTCCCCCAAACACCACATTGATAGGGAATGCCTAATGCCGCCAGTTACAGGAGTGACTCTATGATAATGATACGATGGAAAAACTATTACAGAACCCTTCTTAACAGAGGGAGAAATTATCTTATTCCCATCGGGCATTGGAACAAAAATCTGAAACTCTCCTCCAGTATATTCATCAGAAAGAATAGCGCATAAAGATAACTTCCTTACCTTTCCGTGAAAAGACTTGTGAGGAACCATCTCGTTAGTATACACAGAATTGCGATCAGAGCCACCATCTCTGTGCCACGTATAATGCTGGCCTTTAGAATATTTTGCAACTTGTATTGATTCATTCCATTCAATATCGTAATCCCACCCAGCCTTTTTATTTGCATCATAAGCATAGGGAACCATTACATTATATAACCACTTCTCAGAAGAAAAATAAACATCTGTATCTCTTCGTGTATAATCTAGTTCCATCCCTGTATTTCTAATGTTATGCTTCTCTGAAGCGGGTATATAATTCCCTTCTGCCATGTTAGATATTCTTTCACAATATTCACCTGAAAGACCATCCAAAAATCTCCAACATATATGTAGGTTATTCATATACCACTTAAACTAGAGGCATCACCCTTTATATGAAAATTTCCAGAAACACTAATCCTTTCCTCATCTACCCAAAACGGTGGCACAGTATGATTTAAAGTGGATGGAAACATTAGAATCAAATTCTCAGAAGGAACTATACTGTACCCAGTAGCACAAAGAGGGCTTATAAGTTCTCCATATTGAAAAGATAATTGCCCCGCATGTTTCATGTTTGACTTAGCCTGAGTTTTAAATATTTCTTTAGGCACCTTCAAAAATACTACAAATGATACAATACCACCATGATGATGCATGGGATTATAGTCATACCTTTTTTGAAAATTAATCCACAAAACAGGTAACTCTACCTTGAACTCCTCTGCATTAGTAACAAATTTAATACGCTTATAAGAGTAATACTCCCTCATAAATACAAACCAAGAATTGAGATACTCGAATAATAAAGGCTCTGCCTTTTTTATAAACTCATCGCCATAAAGATACGAGCCACCAAAATACATGTTACCTGCTAATTGATCCCTATAATCATTATCATTGGAGCGTATGCGGTGACCTTCCTCTAATAAAGCATCCCTAAACTCATCCCTAATATAATTCTGATAGAGAGGGGGGCCAAATGGAAAAATAACCTTTCCACCATGTTCAATATCATGATGGCAAGTTTGAGTATTAAACTTCTGAGACTCGCCCTTTGACTTCATTTACTACGGCTTTGGATGATCAATCTTTATTTGCGCTACCTTCGCTTGCCATGCCTCTAATCCATTTTCAGTAATAAATTCAATTTGGGCATAAGGATCACCATAATCTTCCTTGCGTTTTTCATTATAAGGAACATCAGTATAGTCCCAAGTTTGAGTCCACACTCCATCTACTAATGTTACTGCACCAGCAGAAGAGGTTTGTGAAGCGCTCGGATTCTTAACAGCATCCACCACTTCAACAATACCCATCATGCCTTGTATATCAGCATTAGATAAAGAGTTCTTTGGGAATGAGGTATTTGGGGCTTCGTTCCTCAAATCCTCAAGCGTATATGGGATTTTTGCAATAGCCCCATTGACTACTTTTGCATATTTACTCATAGTATATTTATAACCTCATCTAAGTTATCTTTCTTTAAAAGACAAGTCAAAACTAATAACAGTTTTTTTATAATCGCTTTCATTGGGAGTAGTGAAGTGCAACAAGTTGCTCGGTATTATTGTAAGAGTTCCTTCTTCAGCATCAATGGGTACGAGTTTAGTTTTCTCATCAAGTATTCCATTCCACGGCTGAATAACAGTAGTTAATGGATGTTCACCTTTATTAAAATTGACATACAGTATACCAGAAAATCCAGAAGACCGATGCGTATGTGGAAGATGAAAATCTCCCTTCTCATATTCTACAGCCCAAATATCAACCAAAGATATGAATGGAAGACCTGCATCGTCAACAAATGACTTTAACTCAAAATTTAAAAGATTAACAAAATCATCAGCGTAGAACTTATTATATTTAGTAAATGGCCTATCCGAATAGAAATTTCCATAACCGGGGCCACCCTGTCTGCTAAATGTAGTCTTATCTAACCAACTGATTATTTCCCTTTTTTTATTTACCCAGTTTTTAACTTCATACGAAAACAACGGAATAGGGTGCTTACCAAACAAAGATGTTATCATTAAACAGTATATCTAACAATAACCGTACCTGATCCTCCATTACCGGCGCACTTCATTCCGCCGCAGTGGTCATTTGATCCACCTCCACCACCGCCCCGGCCTCCGCCACCGCCTCCGCCTGAAGAGGACGATGATCCACCGCCCCCAGCCCCGCCTGACGTACTAGGATTGCAATTGCCGCTTGTCGCTGATGGACGTCCTCCGCCACCACCCCAAGCAGTACCGCTTCCGTCAATTTCAAAGGTCGCAGTTGTACCATCGGCTAGATTCCAGTCATACACTGTGTCGCCTTCTGTGTATCCATCTCCACCAGAGCCTGACGTGCCAGAGGCTTTTGCTCCACCTCCGGCGCTACCGCCTCCGGGGTTTCCTTGGTTAGTGGTTCCGCTGTAACTACCGCCCCCCGATCCAACTGGGTTTCCACTGCTTGAACCACCTTTACCGCCGCCAAAAGCAGACTCCGTGCCAAATGTAGATGAAGCACCATCATTCGGGTTTCCTGCATTTCCACAACCCGGCCCGCCTCCAGTGTTTCCACTCGTGCCTCGGTTTCCTCCAGCACCAATTGTAACGGTGTGATCTCCAACATCTACCTCTTTCTGAGAAAAGTACTTAAACCCCCCAGCACCTCCTCCAGCACCTCCAAAACTTCCACTGCCGCCTCCTCCAACAATAAGAAGATCGACATTACCAGAACCACCTTCTACCGTAAAAGTACCGTTTGTACTAAACGTATGCACTTGATAATCTGATCCTCCAGATGTATATGTAGTTACAGTTCCGCCAGTTGCTTCAAACGCACCTCCGCCAGCCCCCATAAGAGCCGCTTTTTCTGTTCCTAAAGGCATATCCTATCTCCTATGATGGCGTAGCCATATCTTGTCCTGCTACGAAGCCATACCAGATTGTTCCTGCATCCATAGTAAAGAATGTAAAAATATCTATTTTACCAGATCCACTTGTCAAAGTAGGCGCCGTTGCCGCTGCCCAATCTACACTAGTCGGCCATGTAGCAGTCCTATCTGAACCGTCCTGCGTCCATACCAAAGTAAAGGCGCAAGATTTTCCCGTAGGAGATGGATTACTAAAAGTGAAAGTTGTATCCTGATCTGGAGAAATTGTAAACACATTACCATCCTCCATATCTAAATCTACAGTAGCTGCTGGAGTTCCAGCACTTTTTGTTTCAGAATAATCTTTTATCTCAGGTCTTTGAACAACATAATCAACATGGTTGACAAGACCTGCAGCAGTTGCCGTTACCGCCTTTGATGTTTGTACCGTACCCAGAGTCGTAATATCGTTATAATTCAACTCTGTGGCTGTAGCGGTCACCCCATCTAGAATGTTCAATTCAGCCGCCGTAGACGTTACACCATCCAAGATATTGAGTTCAGCGGTGGTACTCGTAACGCCATCTAGAATATTTAATTCAGCGGCGGTAGACGTAACACCATCTAAGATATTTAATTCTGCGGCAGTTGTTGTAACAGCAGCAGCACCAAGAGTAGTAAATTGCTTTTGCAATACGTCCTTGACGAGACGAATCTGATTATCGCCCTCTGAGATTGGGTCCGTGCCTAGCGGATTTGTAGCCGAAAGTTGGCTAATATATGTGGCCGTTTCTACGCCCATGATTCACCCCCTTTAGGTAAGTTCAAAAATACCATTAGCACTTGGAGTAACAGTTAACGTGTTATCCTCACTAAGGGTAAATTGTGATGTAGTCAACTTTGAATAGCAGACCAATTTTCCGCCAGACTGATAAATAATAGCAAACTTAACATTACTAATATCTCCACCAGTAGCGGTCCAAACAACAGCGGTTGAATCAAAACGAAACACACCGGCAGATGCGCCAGCAGCCCAAGTTCTAGCAGAAACTGAAAGACCACCAGTTGCGTAGCCATTTCCTGCGGCCACCTCATTTGCTATAGATGCTTGTGTAGATAACACAGCATTAGTAGCATTAGCACTTGCCGCACTTGTGTGAAGTGCCATGTAAAAATTTACACTTGTTCCGCTTAAATCAAAATCGCCTTCGCCTATATATTCCCTAAAGGAATTATAAAAAGCCCAAGCAGTAGCAGCCATGTTAGTTTACCTCCTCCTTTTTCCTTAATGAATCTGGATTTTTAATAATATGCGATATAAGACCGTCCCCATGAATAGCCAAATCGTAATATTCGCCAGTTTTTACAATCATCTGAACGAATTCCTTTGCTTGATGATAATGAGCCGCAGTACACCTAAATTCTTTGTCAGCAACCATCACATCTATTATTGGTTCATCATCATTTTCTTTCTGTTCGTATGCATGATGTTGACCAATAATACAACTATCGAAACCATATACTTCAAACTTGGAAAATCCAAGCATTCTAAATAGGTGGATTGTTCTTAAAGTTACGGTAGAACCACCCATAACTGGAAAATATTTATCACCATATTGCTCTTTAAATAAATCTTCATTATCCGTATCCCCTGCACAATGCCATATCCACACATTGCAATCTTTAAGACTGTCAAATACAGAAGGATGGCACTGAGAAGAAATAAAATATTTACAATCTTTAGATATAGGTTTAACAAACCTATTGTTAAATTCCCGACTATCCAACATAACCATTGCAGAGGGAACAAGTCCATTAGTCATGCAATATCTATGAGACCCATTAACTGAGATAACAGGCATTCCATTTTTGTTTTTATACAAAAGATCAGAGAACGTATCTTTCAATGTAGGGCCACCACAAGCAAGAGCAACTACTTTATCCTGACTTTCATAAGGCTCAACTTGCGGAAGTCCTCTCTTTATACTGCTCTTTATATTTTCTCTGATCTTTTCTGGGTCTTCATTTATAGAACATATAACCTCTGGAACTGGAACTAATTTTGGTCTAACATCAACAGATGGTGGATGAGACCTTGTATAAGATTGTAACATTATGCTCCTTTAAATTGCATTCTAATTTCTAATCCGTTAGCTGCTGTTCCACTAGATATAGCATCAATATCAAACCTTATTACATCTGCTGTAGATACATCATTATTTGCCGTATCAACCACTGGGGCAGTCGCGGCTGTAGAAGAATCTGTTTCTCCAGCATCTATAGTAATGGCAGTCGTTAACATATCTACTGCCTGAGTAACATTATGTATCATTATATCGGTAGTTCCAGTAACTCCCGCTGTATACACGTGAGCACCCAATTCTCCAGCCACGGCACTTAAAACAAGCCCATTCAATGCAAGAGGAATCGTTATTGATGTAATCCCATTACCAACGTATGTAGGAATAGCATCAGGTAACACTTTAATTATAATAGTTCTGTTAAAGAATACACTATTTATAGGGGTTATCTTTTTAACAGCAGTAGCCGCAGTATCATAAAAAGGAATAAAGTCAGCACTGGAACTCATAACAGTATCAAGAGGAAGATTATTTATTGTATCATCCTTTCCACTATTAAGATTATTAAAATTAGCATCAACCTCATTATGAGTTAATGGAGAACCTTTCCCCGATCTTGTAACAATAGTAACTGCCATAGTTTAACTCCTAAGAATCCTGTACTCCCTGTACATCATATTGTGCGTAACCAACAACCCAGTAGTATGGTTCAACATAAGGGGTTGTTCCATATGGGAATGCTCTTGGTTGTTTTTCGTAGAATTTTCTACCATTTACCATCCTATAGGCAACTCTTCGGGGCGGTCCTTTATATCCACCTCCGTATCTAAATCTTCTTGCCATCAGTAAGTTGCCTCCAACTCTGGTTCTAGATTTCTGCCCCTTCTTGGCATTGGAGGCATTGCATCCATATCGTATATCCTAGATAATGCATCTAAAAAATCTGGGTGTATACTTGGAAATAAACAATACTCATTTTCTTTTACCCAGTTAGAAAGATCGTATAATTTTCCTTCCTCATTCTTACACAATATTTTTTTAGAATTTAGAAAGTCTTGCTTTCTTTCCTTGTAATCTACTTGAGATGATGTTAGATGATTCTTATCTGTTGGATAAGGAAAAAAGAATGAGCCATCCTTTAAGTCAGGTTCTAACCGCTGTATCCTATCTTTCTTAGATTGAGAACCCCCACCACCGACCCAGTTCAATTCATATATAGGAAATGAACTTCCTTCTATTCTCATCATCTCTTTAAAGTGCTCTATATCTGCCTGAGCACCGTATCTTTCATAACCAACCTTAACTTCTCTTATTCCGGGAGCCCTTTTCCATTTAGTTCTAAGTTTCTTTAGATTATCCCACCTTTCAGATAAAGATAATCTATGGCATAGCCCGTCAAGTAAAAACTTATTATAGTTAGCATCCACTCCAACTACCGCCATAGCAGTCCTATTAGATGTCTTCTTCTTAGAATGTGCTGGATCACACATTACGTACACATTCATAGTATACGGCCTGACTTCCCATTCCTGCCACCATTCTTCTTTAAATGCTATATCAGAACCAGCTATAGGATTTAATAATTGCTGGCATGCAACTGTAAATGAAGAGGTTGTTTTTTTTATTTCTTCCCATCTTTCTTTTGTGAGAAAAACAGGCTCTCCATCCATTGTCCCGCTGTATGTAGCCGCGTGTATCCTTGGCTTTACCGCAGCCCTTTGAAGAATAGTACCATACGTATCACCGTAAGAATATCTAGTCCCCGCATATTGATATCTAGGAGAATGTGTAGATCCTAAATTCAATGACAACTCCCACTGAGTTGTAGTCTTGCTTATCTGTTCCGGTGTAGACACAGACTCCTGAACTACTACATCATCATAAATAATTAGATCAAAGTGGCGTCCAGTAGGTTGTCCATCAACAAGACCGTGCGCTTCTATAGTTTGTTCTTTTGGGTTTGCTGAACGTCTAACACAAATTCCTTCATTCTCTGCCC